AATACCACCGATTATGACGAAGAATGACACACCTGAAAAGAGTATATTAGCCTTCCCTAACAGAGCTAAGAGTATAACACATAAAACAAGAGTTGTCAAGACCTCATAGAAAATAAATTCTGATGGTCTTTTGAGTACCACTCCATCGATCATTGTCTTGATTAGGTTTGCCTGAATGTCATGGGGATACATAGAACCCATCGGAGTAGACACTACATTAGAACCTTCGAAAGTCGCACCTACGATGATTATCGAACCCTCTGGTATAGTATCCAGTTCAGTGAACGAGTACCTCTTGAACTCATTCCAGTATGCGATTGTAACCTCTCCAGTTACACTTGTGGGCACTGGTTTGAACTTGGGTATACGAACGAACTCGATTCCATAGTCATCAGTAGATATCTGGTAGGACGAATCCCCTGCGGCAACTCGAAGTACGTCTAACGCAAATGCGGGATAGAGTCTGTTGTCAAAGTGTTCTAGTAGTGGTTGTCTACGAATGATACCATCCACATCTTGGGCCGATGATATTGTACCATACCCAAACGAGTTGTCGTGAATGATTGGTTGGGCAAACAACATACCTCCTATTAATGGTCGGAAATCTTCGGCATCCTTTTCACCGAATGTCGCAGTACCGATACGAGGTGGTCTGTAATCTGTGTTGGTTCGATTGGATGGTGCGATTGCGACTACTGCTTGTTTCCATGATAGGATGTCTGCAAAGTATTCGTCACCCCCGAATCTGTCTGGTTCTGAGAACAAGATGTTGAACGCAATGATACTATTCTCTATCTTGTCGATCTCATCTGCCATCACCTTACGAGGAATCGGGTATTGACCAAACTTGTCTAGGGTCTTCTCGTCTATGTCCACCAGTACAATCTGGTCAGACACAGATGTCTCCTGACTTCTCTGTAGAGAATCAAAGTATGAGAGTCGGGCGCTTTCTAGTAGGAATGGGTCAAGTATTCTTAGACCAACCAGAAGACCGAGTGTGATAAGTACGTGCCATGTTTTCATTGTACTATATTTATCTCTGTCCCACGTCCATTAATTTTGATGGGGTCTAGTTCCTTTCCATCTTGTTCTATATTGATCGTTGTGTAGGAACTCTTGTCAACCGATATATGGACTGTATCGTTTACTTCCCTATTGACCGACACCTTATCACCCTCAACAATAGTTGCGACTTGGGTAATCGTGTCGTATCCCTCTTCGGTTCCCTCAATATCAACATCACTAATACTCTGTTTTTCTTCCAACATCTCTTCACCCAAAGAATCGAAAGTTTCCAGTAGGTTCTCCAGTAGTTCTACATCTAAGTAGTCAATATCCAGTTCACCAAACTCAAGGTAGTCTCGTTCCAGTTCTTCTTCGTTTAACAGGTCTTGGTCTAGAAAGTCTATGTCAAGGGGATTGATGTTCTTGGATGCATTCACGCCCATGAGAAATTCTTCTTCGGTTTGTTTCTTCTTGGGAGGATTGATAATCATAATGTTGTTCAACATATCCAGAGTCAAGTCTAGGATAGCGGGTGAACTAGGTGGGTTTTCGTGTACGGTTGTTCTTGTTGCTTGGAATGGTTTGTTGAGTACTACTTCACCTGTCATTGTCGAAACAATAATTTCACCAGACGATACCCCTTCAATATCTGGTAAGAGTACTACAAGTGTTTGTCCAAACTCATCAACAGTGACCGTGAAGTCTGTTCCCCGAATACCGATAGATGCGGTGGGTGTTTTGAGTCTTATGTTCTCCTTGTCAACCTTTCCCAGTTGTCCAGAGATAAATCTTGCGGTTCCTTGGGCGAATGTCATCGCCAAGTCTGACTTACTTGGGTCATCATCAAACACCACATTGTCAATAACAATGCGGGTGTGTTCGGTCATACGTAACTTAGAATCATCTATAAATCGTACCTGAAGACGACCCTCACCTGTGCGAAGGTCGTCTTTAGATATCACTTCAGACCCCTTGTTGGGTTCTAAATTTTTTGTCTCACGTACTATCTGTCTCCATCCGACCGCTTTGTCTACAGAACCCACATCTGTATTAGGGTGAGCAACCTGTGGCAGTACCAGAATCAGACTGAGTAATACATAATGTAGAGGATGTTGTGCTAGTCCCCGAACCATCATAGTCTATCTCCAGTGAGTCAGATTGTAATGTAGATTCTTGATTTACTTCGATACCCCAGTAACTACCACTTCCAGTTAATACGAACTCATGACCATCGTACCCACTTCCGTTATATAGTAAACTGTTATTATCACCAACCACATCCGCATTGAATGTAAGAGATGATGCATCGACATTGATATCCGCTTGGTTGAAATCACCATCCAGAACTAAATCAAAATCAACATCATTAGCAGTATCCAATGAAGCGACATCTAGGTCTAGATCGTTATTACCCCCAGTAATATCAATCACATAATTTCCATTTGTAGCGCCATACGCATTGTCTTTATCGACATCAAATGCTATGTTATTTGTAGAACCACTGACATCAATATCTACCACCGAAGAATCACCGATAACACTACCGATAACGTTGTTACTTCCTCCGCTTAGGTTGACATTAAAGTCGATGCTGTCACCACTCAGTAACATCTTGGTTTTGTCTATATCAGACCCACCAACTTTGTTTCCTGAACCGTCCTGTATAACTTCGATAACTGCATCCGCACCAACTTGGTCGATGTAGATTTCGTTATCAGCATATGCAGCGCCAATCAAGAACATCATCACAAAACTTAGTTTTTGTTTAACGTTCATTTCCTTCTTTCTCCATTATTTCCCAGTACCCTTCAGATTTTCCTAACCTAATGAGTTCGAGGACTCCAGTTTCGATCGCACGTTGTGTCGCAATAGAGACCGATTCGTTTTGAGTAACTCCTGATTCAACTTCAACCAGTTCTGTACCCTGTTCTATAAACCTAAACACATCTCCACTTATACCTGTAGAGAGTATGGTTTTACTTGAAATAACATCAAGCAGAACCTCACCTGTAGCGACCGACACTAGTCGTAAATTAATTGTTACTGTGTCTATGCTAAATTGACGAGAACTGCCGATACCCAAGTATCTTGCACCAGCACCTCCTGTGTCAATAGAAGTATCGTATCCTACAATACCTCCTGCAATTATCATACCAGCAAATGTTAGTGCTGGCAGTTTTTTAGTCCCCTTTCCCTCGTAAGATTCACGAGTTTGACGTATTAACTGTCGTTCTCTCGTCACATGGTCAATTATTTGACGATCTACTACCCTAAAGAATTTTCCATCACCGGCACGAGTTAACGCACGTATCAAGTATACGTCTGGCGCCTGAGTAACCGCAGAACTAAAACTAGTCCCACCACTACTGTTCTGTCTCTTTTGCCCTGTCTGGTCTGTAAATTGGTAGACCGCAACTGTAGGTTGTCTCTTAGGTTTACCTACACCAATCAGTTCTTCTTGTAGTAATGTTAACTGAACTGTTGGGTCTTCTCTAGTCGGTATCTCAAACTGGCCATTACCAATCGATGCACAACTAGATACCAAAATCACCAAGGGGAATAGTAATAACCGTAACATTTCCATACTCATCTGTAACTGTTAATATCACACTGTCACCAACATTCTCGTATGATATACCTGTTCCTTCTATGTCGAACGAACCCGAATCGGATGGGTTCTCTCCAAACATACTATCAACAATCTGTCTCGATAATGTAGAGTAGATTCTACTTTCCACATTACGAATAAACTTTGCGAGAGTTGTATTCTCGGCATCTCTCTCCAGTTGTTCTTGGAGGTCTTCCAACTCTTGTTTTATCGCTTCCTTTCTAGAAGTCTCTTGGTTCTCGATGGTCAAGTAGTGACTAGATTGACCGATACCACTGAAGGACGGAGACTTGAACTTGTGTTCGATCGGAGAAGCATCTGTCGTTGTCACTGACAAAACACCTATAATCAGTACACAGACTCCTAAACTAACTGTCGTCTTCTTTTTCATTCTTCTGATTCCTCATCTCAATCGCAGTATCTAACTTCTGTTGTAATCTGATTATATCATTATCAAGCATTCTGATACGATCAATCAATGCAATTAGAGTGATAGTAGTATCTTCAAGTTGTTTTTCTACTTCTTGTGTGATGGTTTTCCACACGAAATATATCATGTAGAGCATACCCACAGCGGCAACTATCGGGAACCCAAAGTCCTTTACTGCGGTTACAATGTCCACTAGTCTCGCCTCGCATCTTCTTTACCATCTGCTCTACTAATGCGGTTGAGGTCTGGTCTTATTCCCAGAACAACACACATTGTAGTATCCATACGAACCATATCATGATTCATAGTTTTTACACGATTGTCGAGACTTCCTACTATGCCACGTATAGAATTAACTTGGTCTATGACCCCATTCATTATATACTTCAAGGTGAGAAACATAAAGAAACCGCCTATTAAGGCGGATGCAATAGGAAACCCCAATTCTTTTATTAGGGTAAATATATCCATGTCTTTATTTATACGAGTTAACTTTTATAAAGACAAAAAAAATCCCCGCCTTTGCGAGGATTCTTCTTACGATTGTATTTTGTCTTGTCGGGAACGACTTTCTGTCGATAGGGACTGTCCTTATCAAACAGTACTCGTGCATGACGAGACTTTATTCTCTTTGCCTTTTGCATGACACACTCCTTAAAGACATTATTTATAATTAATAGGTACTCTGCAAGTCCCTTTGTATTTCTTCCCAGTGGTCAAGCGCAGCACTCATCGCCATCGGGAGTAAGGTTTTATCACGAAAGAACGCCCTCTCTACCTCCGCAACCACTACATCACGAGATTCGTTGTAGTTACTCTCAGCAATCTCTTGACACTCAAAAACAAACTGTCCCATTCTACTCATAACAAATTCTCAAATAAAAAGGTTGAAGGAATGAGGATATACAATCCCCAGATTAGTTTTTGCACTCTTGCAAATTGTTCATCAGTCGGCATAATTACTCCACAGGTTTAATTTCATTACGAATGATTGCGTTTACAACTTCTTCCGCAATCAAGTCATCACCACCAATGTGCCAAGGGTATAGTTCGTATGGAATAGTCTCGGTACACCAGTTGTACAAACTGACTCTTGCAGTCTTAGTATCATCGGGGTCATCAGACAATGGGTCTTGGTAAGTGACCTTCGCAGACCACCCACAGTTGATTTTCTCATCACGTTGCGGACAGAGATAGTCAGGTTCACCCATGATTGATACAATAGTATCATAGGTAGTGTTGATCGTGCCTTGACGTGATGTCAAGTCAATATCAACATCGGTTACATATTTAACAATATTCATAATCATTCCTCAGTTTCAATACAAGTATTATACAACACTCAACAGGGTTTGTCAAGGATTATTTTAAGTATTATCTCCGTCACGATATTTAATATCTGACTTATTGAATATCTTCCGATTTTCACCACCACGTAACCATCCGCCTTTCTCCCAAGGAAGAGGCAGGAACTTATCCTGTTTCTTCTCTTCTATGATGTGGGATGACATCACGACCGCAAAGAGACCCAGAAAAATTAAAACCATACCTACTACCCAACTAACAAATTCCATAACTACCTCTCGTAATGGTCATGCACGTGTAGTTGGATGATTGCGTAGTGTAATACCTTCATCAAGTCAGCACGATTATAACCGTTCTTATTACCATATCGTTGTGCATACTTCATTATGTTACCGATACAGAAACCATCACCATGACCACCATCAATGATAAACTCAGTTGCCTGAAACTTATTCTTTGAGTAGTGTTCTCCATATGTTCCATCAATGTAGTCCATCAACTCTTGGACTGCCTTGTCTTCATCATATTTGTATTCAATACTATTGTTTGTCGAACCTTTCACTTTTTCTCCTCTAGTTCTTTAAGAACATCATCTAATTTTAACATAATCCAAGGGTCTCTGCGGTGAGCAATGAGAGTATCAGAACTCTTGCCATTCCCTCCCTGCGCTCCACTGTGAACAATACTGGAACCCAGTTCTTCTATCAAGACCACTCGCACAGGTGCTTGTGGGCCTAAGTATTTTGTATGCGGTCTCTGTTTTATATTATGGTGATGACAATCTAGTAGACAACCAAGATACCTCTCAACCATTGCAAAAGGCCCATACAGTATACCTCTATGTATTTCACCATTTTTTACCTGTCCACCTAACCTATGAATCCATCTTATAAAATCTTTACAAAAAGAAGGTTTGAACAAAACTGCTTCCATACAATGTTGACCGAAAAAGGTCACATCAACATGAGGATTATACTGAATAGCGTCAACCTTTTTCTCTAAGTATGCATCATGTTCTAGAATTAATAATGGTCTATTTGTCTCTACACATTTTCTCCATAAACGCAACATAGAAACCAACACGGATTTTTCTTGATCATTCATGCGATTATCTGGATGAAAAAGTTTACTTTCTTTATACCTATAAAGAGTTTCTGGTGTAACAGCATCAAAGAAATTCACATGAAATCCAGCGTCAGTCCAACTCTTCGCACAATACTCGGCATACAATTCAGACTTATAGTCACCCTTGATGCGTATCATCCATATGTCAAAGTCTTTATTTCGCATTAATTATACCACCATTACCGAAGAATGTCAAGGTGTTTCTAACTGGGTTATAAAATCTTGTATCGCTTCCATCGCTTGTTCTTCCATGTTGTCATTCTCAATCCAGTAAGGAAACTTAAACGCAAGAGTGAAACGAGGACAGTTAGTCCACGCAGCGTGCCAACAATGATGTTCGGGTTCGTCATCACGACCAAACCGATACCACCTCGCTTGCCACCCTTTCTTATCTGGGTGTTTGACAAACTCATCCTTCTCTTTATCATAATAAGTAAAGTAACCATCACCATCCTCACTCCACGTGAGGATGATTTGAAATGCGTGTGCATTCCAGTTAGTGTGCCACCCAACAAAACCACCAGACGGATAATATGATGTGAGAGAGTTTGACCTCGCACCAAACCTCATCGGTAGTTCAGTCTTAGTCCAGTGATTTAGTGGTGCAAAAACATCTGGTCTTTTTTCTCTACCATATGCTACTTGAAATCCATATCCCTGTTCTGGAAATCCTTTATGTTCCATCCCCTTGTCAAGCATCTTCTGAAGAAATTCGGGTTTGCAATATATCTCACCCTCACCCACAGAAACCCTTTCTTCAGGATTAAGATATACCTGATTTGACAACTCTTCCATGAGTTCACGATGTTCAAGGAACATATCAACAGTCTCATCAAGAGTCTTTAATAGTTCCCTGTTTCGTATTACTATCTCAGTCATTTTTAGAAGGAACCCATGTGTGGTCTCTAGCTTTACTTTGTTGTCTAATGTACCCCAAACAATCTTGGAGTAAAAAACACATTACTTCTTTATGTAGTGGTAGAAGAGCTTCAGCTACTATAACTGGTTTGTGTTTTTTTATGGTCTCTAGTGCGCCAAAGATGACTAGAGGTTCCATACATTCCACGTCTATTTTGATTAAGTCAACCCTATCAAATTCATAATCATCAAGTTTCTTTACTTCTAACTCCATGTACTTTTTATGTTCGATATGATTATGATCATCTTCAAATTTACGAATCCATTCTCCATTAAAATTGTCCGCCAATATACCGTCTTCCAATAAAACTCTAGACCTACCGCCAGTTTTCTTGTGTTGATATCTAACTTTACGATTCGTTTCACCCAAACCGACATTGTGTATAATTACATTGTCACAATCTTCCAAGTTTTTCTGCAACGGTTCTATGAACTCTGGATTAATCTCAAAAGCGTGAACAGTCTCAAACTCCTTAGCGAGACCGTGGGATACAGCACCATAACACGCACCAATGTCGAGCGCTACTTTTTTTTCCTTCACATACTGATGAAGATACGGAATAAGATAATCTTGATAGTCACCCTTTTCTTTAGACCATGTTTTATACCATTTATCCCTTTCGTCATCATGTACCCACCAACCGTTTTTATTTTTCATCTATTCCTCAAGTGCTTTGACTACATCTGGAAAGTGTTGTCCAATTATCTCCCAACATTGTTCAGCAACTTCCATATGCTCTTTCTGCGTACCATTACCCATTCTCAGATCACAATAATGAATCCACGATCGTAATGACCCTGCCATATACAGAGTCGTTTCAGTGTTACCTTCTGGTAATACCGCACGTGCCTGTTCCTTTGCGATACCATTATCCAACGCCCATTTATATACTTCTTTGGACTTGTTGATAACCTCACGTTGTTTCATACTCCAATTTTCAACCAGAGCATTCTTACTGGTCTTCGCACCTTCACTACCCACACCATAATCTCCATGAATCTCGATAGAGTTCTGTCGATTCTTAGGGTCTTGGAGTCGTGCCATACGAGAACTGAAACGTTCACTCTCCGCATATCGTTGACTGAACTCTTGAAATGAGAACGAGCGGTGACGAATAATCTGACGAGAGATATCACGTGTGGTCGTTATCTCCAGAGTCATGTGTACCATCTCCAGAGGTGACCAATGGTTCTCTTTAATAAGGTATCGAACCAACTTACCCGCTGTAGTCTTATTACTTTGGTTGGCGGGATTACTCACACGAGCCGCATATGCGACTAGTTCTTCGGCAGTATGACAATCTGTATGTGCATCTGGTTTACTCAGACACACTAGTTTTACATTACTCATTATACACTATATTCCTTATCTAAAATTTGTTGAGATGCCCTTACCCAAACATCGACAGCACGAGTAGCAGTCTTATCAGAAAAGTTATCTACAACCCATTGAGCAACATTCTTACTCTTACCATGAGGACATAGTGTCCAAGTTAAATCTTCCATTTTACTCATACTCATCTTCATCTTCCTCAACATCATATGTAGTTATCTTTATACTATCAATTATCTTTTCGATTTCTTGATTAGTAATCTCTGCGTTATGTTCGTCTCGCAGATACTTCATCACCACTCTAGCGGTAGTCTTACTTCCAACTTCGATTCCTTCGTCACGACCTTCGTCAAAACCATCTGCAAAAGACATCACCCTACTTACCCAGTAAGTCACAAACATTAATGCGGTGGTTGTTACAGGCCATCCCCAGTGTAATTCCATTTGTCCTTCCTATAGTTTGAAGTTATTAAACTTTTCTGAATTTATTCTCTGACCAGATGTTGTATTGTCAAACACTGGTTTATCATCCCATCCCTTATCAGGGTCAGCACTAGGAATCATCTCCTCGTCATCATCATCGGTCAGTCGCATCTTACTGCGGTCAACCTTAACAGTGAATCGTTGATTACTAGTCGGGTCATTGTAACGATTCTTCAACTGTTTAACCATGATCTTACCAAGGTTATTTAGTTCATCATTACTGATCAATGCAAACATAAGGTCAGCGGTAGCGGGTAGACCAAACGACTCGGACGTGTCTTCAAGACCAACATCATCATTACCATAACCACCACGAGTAGTCTGGGTCGCAGACATAATGGGTACATTGAACTCAACTGCCAGACCACGTAACTCTTCCGCAATACTCTTGATGTAAGAATAAGAGTTGATTGCACCACCCATACCTTTCATACGAGACGAGGCACAGATATTCAGATAATCAATGAAGATAATCTCAGGTACAAAGTTCTTCTTGAGTTTCAGTTCATTCAACAATGCACGAAAATGTGCGGTGTTTGCCTGTCCAGTCGGATACTCTTTGATGATCAGTTTACCTTGGGTCTTCGCAGCAATCTGTTGAACCTTGTCGGTGAACATATCCTTAGATAGATTCTCCAACTGATCAATCGGAACATTCAGTAGGTTCGCATCAATACGTTCTGCGATACGTTCCTCTGCCATCTCCATAGTGATGTATAACGCATTCCGTCCTTGACTTAATGCACTGGCAGCGACATGGCACATAAACAAAGACTTACCGACACCAGTACCAGCAAGCGCAATATTGAGTGTCTTGTTTGGAAGACCGCCTTTCGTAATTTGATTAAAGTAATCAAGGTCAAATGGTATCCTCTCTTCTTGTTCGTGGTAAAAGTCATAACGACCATCTACATTTTCTAGATAGTCATGACCAATATTAGTATCAAACGAAACACCCAATGCCTTAGATAGGACATCAGGGATTGCGTTCTTCTGCATGGTTGCGTGTTTACCATCAATGATAGAGATAGACTCCATCACTGCATTGAATACCGCACGGTCTTGACACCACTTCTCGGTACGTTCAATTAACCACTCAAGGTTTTCTGGTTCGGGACTGAACAGATCAGGGAGAAGTTCGACACCCATACGGTAATCGTCATCTCCCATAGTGTTATGTTCATCCATCTCAATCTTGAATGCTTCAAGAGATGGAAGTTTGTTGTACTTTGCAACGAACTTGGTTACTTCTTTGAATAGACCCTTGTAAGCACCTTGGAAGTAATCTGGTGACAGAAACGCACCGACCTTCCGCATATACTCATCATTGGTCAGTAAGTTCCTCAGTATCGTCTGTTCCAGATTGATATTCATCTTCTTCTAACTCCTCATCAATTTCATCATATATTTCTTCTGTAGCAAGAATCTCACCAGTCTTCTGGTCTTGTGCGACCATCGTTCCCTCTGAGATTGACATTTCTATTACTGTGTGTAGTATTCTACCAACAAAGTCTTGAAATGTCAAGTCTTCTTTTGATAAATCATCATCAGGAGTAGAAACAATTTCAAAGTTGAAAGAGATTTGTCCATCCTCGTCATCATCTCCCTCAGTACCAACAAACTGAATTGCCCCGAATCTAATTACAGTTTCGGGGAACTCTTCAAGAATGCGAACATCCCATCCATGACCTTCTTCGGATGGGATGATCTCGAAATGAATATCTTCACATAGTTGTGATTCAATCTCATTCTGCATTGGCGATTTCATCCATGTCTACTTTCTGCGCCAACCCGATAGAATACTGGGACTTGATGAAGTCTTTGAAGTCTGTTTCTGCGAAGACTGGTTCCCAGAACTCTTTCTGAAGAGTGTCCTTCTCTCGAACTTTTGGTTGCACCAGTTCACCAGTATTACGATCGACACGACAATACCAACCATTAGAAGGCTTAGCGACATAACCACCAGCGAGAGCAACGTCCAACAGACCGCTATAAGGGGCGATACCACCTTCCCAAGTAACCGTGATAGGGATTTTAGATTTCTCTTTAACATATCTTGACTTATCCACGTTGATGATAAAACGATAACCCTTGATTTCAGTTCCGACTTTATCCTGTTGTCTTCCAAGAATCCAGATGTTATCTGCACTGTAGTAAATACCAGTACCACCACCTACGATGTCTTTAGGAAAGAGACCAATCTCTTTATAAGTGTGGTTGACGGCAAGCATAGGGATGTTTTTCATAGTCAGATACGGAGTACACATTCTGAACAACCCTTTAAGCGCTTTAGCACGGGACATATCTGCCACCGACTTCTCGTTAATCGCATCGTCAAGTTCTTTCTTGGATGCAAGATTACCAATAGAATCAATGACGATGATAACGTCATCATTCCTGTCGATATTCTCAAGTTGACCGATTAAGTCAAATTTGAGTTCCTCGACATTGGCGATGGGCGTGTGTAACACCCTGCTGGTGTCTACCCCGAACTGCTCAAAGTAAGATTGGGGACTACCAAACTCACTATCATAAAAAAGCAGTACTGCATCCTTCTTTGCCCTCAAGTACGCACCCGCCATAAGCAGTGCGAACGAAGTCTTAAAGTGCTTAGAAGGCCCTGCAAGGACTGTAAGTCCAGGCGTGACACCACCGTCAATACTTCCTGCCAACGCAACGTTCACCATTGGAACATCGGTCGGCACCATATCTTTCTCTGTGAAGAATTTACTCTCCGACAACACTTCCGTTGTCTTGATCTTGCTGTTCTTCTTCAGTTTGTCCATTATACTTGACATTATTTAATTCCTCACGTTCATCTAGTTCGTATTGTTTTCTGTAATCATTGTTTATATTAACACACTTTTCAATTAATGTCAAGTCTGGGTCAAAGTGCATGAATGCGCTTAAGTCTTTAGGGAAACACGCACCACCAAACCCACGTTTACCATCATAGCCAGGAACTTTTGTATGGGAATTTCCTATACGAGAGTCTTTACCGATTGCTTTGACAATAGTTGGATAGTTACATCGAAATTTATCAATTGCATCATACAGTTGATTGAAGAATGTAACTTTAGTTGCGAGAAACGCATTTACGCCATACTTGACAAATGAAGCTTCAGGGCCACTCATAAACACATACTCTTCTGAATGACATAGACTATAAACATCATACAACTGTGCGAGAGCACGACAAGCGTCAGGATGACCACCAATAATATGGTAAGGTGCGTTTACAAACTGTTCTTTCGCATTCGATTCAGTCAAAAACTCAGGATTAAAAGTCAAACGTTTATGATCATCTTCAAAGATTGAAGTCGTGATTCGTTCAACTATATGTGGTGGGACTGTTGATTTAACATTTACACCACCCTTGGTATGTTCCAATAGTTGTAAAACAGCATCTTCTACCATAGAGGCTTCAACATTTCCATCTTCACCCATCGGTGTCGGAACACAGACAAATGATACATGGGGTTCCCAATCAATTAAGTCAGCGAGAGTGGTATTATATTTCGGGTCTACATAAAATTTCTCGATTTCTGGATGAGTAAATGCATAGTCAATTGCACCACCAACAAAACCATGACCTACAATACCTATCTTCAACTTTCTAAAATTACCTGTTAGTGGGTCTTGGTTGAGGTCACTTTCATCCATAAGTTTTTCAAGTTCTCCAACATCTCCACCTATTTTTTTATCAAGTGCATCACTTTCTGTACTCATTATTTTACTCCGTAATAATCTTTGAACCATCTCACAAAGGCAGATACCCCTTGTTCGATATTTACTTTAGGTTTATAACCTAACTGTCTTAACTTAGATGTGTCACTCCAAGTCTCTAGAGTATCCGCTGGATGTCTAGGTGCAAGAAGTATATCTGGTTCCACATCAAGCTCTTTACTTATACAATCGATAAAGTGCATCAACTCTACCTGTTTACCTCTACCGATATTGAATATCTCATTTGGTTCAATATCAGAGAACAGTGCGATTTTGATACCTTCTACAATATCACCGATATAGGTGAAGTCTCTTTTCATATCACCATAGTTGAACGCCTCGATCGGAGCGCCACGTTTTAGTTTATCGGTAAATTGATATAGTGCCATGTCAGGTCTTCCCCATGGCCCATAGACAGTAAAGAATCTCAGTCCTACATTATTCAGACCAGAGATTTTGAACTGACATTCGTTACAGTACTTGGTATATGCATATGGGTTCAACTGGTGACCAGTAACCTCATCTTCTGTCCAACCAGTCTTGGGGATAGGTGTCCCACCATAGACCGAACTGGTAGATGCGTAGACAACCTTTGCGACCTTATACATCTTACACACTTGAATAAGGTTCTGTGTTGCAATAATATTGTCTTGATGATACAGTTGTTCATTACCAACCGAATCACGTACACCAGCACGTGCAGCAAGGTGGATGACGATATCGGGTTCTTCTTTGTTGAACACCGCATCCAAATCATCAAAGTCTTTTAGATCACAAGGAATAACCCTATGACCAAAGTGTTCAACCCTGTCGTATTTTACTGCTGGGTCATAATAGTTATTATAGTTGTCAATACCAACAACCTCAAAACCATCATCCAACAAATTGTCTGCAAGATGCGAACCGATGAAACCAGCCGCACCAGTAATTAAAATTTTCATACTCACTCCGTAATTAGTCCTGTATTATATAGACTTTGATTAACCATTGCGGTAGATATACTCCAACGCACGATCAGCTTCCTTATCTAAGGGACGATTCTTGTACCAGTTACCAGTCTCGATATCCAACTCCGAACACATCTGTGCAATCTGAATAGCAGAGATAGGATAACCTCTCTTGTACGCATTACCCGCAGTTGCAATCATTATGGAATACATCTTACTGTACCAACCAGTCTCACTGATAGTCTGGTATTCCACTGCCATTCGTTTAGGAAAGAATGGACAATCACGATAAGATGTCCAAGACACATCGGTCATCTCTAGAGCATCTTTGCGATGTTGAATCACTGCTTGTTGTAATTCTTGGGGTAGTCTCTCCATGAAAGTCTTACCCGAAGATTCTACATATGCGTGTTTATTCATCAACATATCAGGGTCAAGATGCACACCCTCGTTGGTGAATATGAAACTGTACGCATCTGGATACTGTGCTGGAACATAGTACATACGTGACAAGTCTTTGGTCTGTTTATCACCAAGACCATCAAACTGTTTGTTCATGGCGAACCAGAAGTGTGGTAAGTCTTTGGTGTGTACCTGTCGGGTCAGAGGGAATACCAGTCGAAACTTAGGTTTCTCTTCTCTGGACGATGCGGTATTGTAACACACATAGTGAAAACTACCGAACGCTTCGTGTAACTGTTCCTTTAGGCAGTCAACAGGACTACGAGAGGAATCACTACGTACATCGTAATCATCAACATCAAGACAAGCCCAACCACCCCATAGATCAACATTTTTATTACTTCTCGTAGTGTTGGGAAAATAACGAGCAGGACTAATAAGCACAGAAGAATCTCTACCACCCTTTTTACCCTCCTTTTCGGATAACTCATATAATAACTTCTCAAACTCATTCCACGAATCAAGCACCATTCCCCGATGGGTCTGGTTGTCGAACGTGTTCTTGAATATAGTAAGTGAATATTTCATTGTGTTATAATACCACAGTTATCAAATAAAGTCAAGTATTTGATATGCTTTTAATTTGTTTATTGTTGTTCTCTCTTTATGAGTACAAGTGTAGTCCCATTCACCAAGAAATTTCAGTCTATCACCAAAAAAATCTATACCCATCTGGACTCTACTTTGTTCACAATTGTCCATCATTATATAAGGGATTCTCAAGTCTATCGCAAGCATTATATCTTGTCTGACGGGTTGCACATCATGACTACCATCAATAAAACAAAAGTCCTTACCACCCCACTGATAAACGACATCATGTATGGCAGGACTCGTGATAGGGTACACTTTAACATTTCTGTATTTTGACTCGACCGAGTTTACTGTCTGTCTGAACTTTGGGTGATTAGGACAACAAGAAATTATGTCAGTGTCGGGTAGATGATGCGCCCAATACGATGTTGAGTGACCAGCATAATAACCAATCTCCAACATACGTCTAGGATTTATTTTGTCCCTAACCCACCGCATCGCTTCAAAAACTTCTTCGGTTGCAGGCAAATATCCCCAACCAGTAGTGTTATCAAAATCCAAATGACTCCAACGATTATCCAAAGAAGTCCTCCAATGATGCCTGTGGTTCGGCAGTCCACCCCACCGCATCAAGTATGGGTTCTAGTGGGCCAAGGAATGTCTTAGAGAACATCTTGTCATAGTCGATGTACTTCTCCAGTTGCAACTCACGAGGCAAGTTCTGTGGATACGAGATCACATTCTCCTTGATAGGATTAGGTGTCTTGAGATAGACGAACTTGATCTTCTCACCATTCTTGATCGACTCGTGTCGCATACCCTTGGTATGTTTGTTGTACAGTAACGCACCCCGAACATGGATAGGACACGCCTTCTTATAGATGGTCTTGCGGTCTGACCACTTCTTGATGTCACTGACCCCACGAGGGAATGATACATCCTCTGCGGGCAGACTGGTAAACTCATTACGAAAGTCACGAATATATCCTTGGGTTTCATTCTCGGTTCCATTGATGATAACACCAAAGATTTCTTTGAACTTCTTACGCACAACCTGTGGAGTACTAGACTTGACCGCCTCGATACCCATCATCTTGAGTTTGGGTTCTGCGTACTGGACACCCTCGTTGTTATGTACGTTTAGAATGTAACGTTTCTTGGCAACCCAGATACCACGATCTGCAATCACCTCACGACCCATCTCCATACGATTCACATATGCATTGGTATAGTCTGCAAGGTCTTTATATGCATTGGTCAGTACAGGTTCGAAGTGTTCAGAACAAATCTTGTCAAGGAACTTAACAGGGTCTTTGGGTTTGAACTGATCAACCAACTTACTCATACGCATATAGACCGAGTCAGTATCAATCGCAATCACATAGTCCTCATCAGTATTGAGAAGTTTGTTCATCTCTTGGTTAACCGCACGTTCTGCCCACTTGATAGACAACTGACCCGCCAGAGTGATAGACTCCGCAACACGTTGGTCAAAGTATCTGAACCATCGATTACCCAATGCACCATAGAGACTGTTCATAAGAATCTTGATCGACATCTGTTGATTGTCTAGGGTCGCAATCTTGTTGGACAGTGTCTTGGTCGGAGTCTGTTCAAACTCTTGTTGTGCATCCAACATCGCACGTTTTATCGCTTTACGTTCCGCATAGTACTTGCGAATAACCTCTGGAATGATACCCTCTTTCTCTTTGGTGAATCGAACACCAGATGGTGCGACCGAGTAATTACCAGAGGTGTTGGTAACCTTAGCGAGCATACGTTCCACATCAGTATCAACCAGACCATCTACCACAGTTTCGGGTGACATATTGTACTGAACAATAATCATAGGATACAGGGAGTTCAAGTCAAAGGATGTCACCCAGTCATGAGAACCGACTTGAGGTTCTTTTACATAACCACCCGCAAAGTCGCCTTTAGGTTTCTCGGTCTTGGATGGTACTGCAATCTTCTGGAGGTTTAGAATACGATAGATGATGGTATCCCAGATAGTAGTCGTACCGAACACTTCTTCATAGTTCACACCACCACGATACGCCATAGTCATCGCAAGAGTAATCAGTCCGAGTTTCTCTTCCAGTAGGTCAACCAGTTCAACATCACGAATGTTATAGTCAATGAACTTCTGGTGGTCTTCCTTGTACAGTGTGTGAAGAGAACCATGTTCTTCGTAGGACAGTTTGCGTTCACCCAGAACTACGTGGGCGATATGGTCTAGTCGATAGGATTCTTGTTGACCAAGAGTATTGTAAGTAAACTTCTGAAACAGATCATAGTAATCCAACTGTGCAATACCCATGATGTCATAGGTCTCTACGTCTTTATGTCCCATCTTACCACGTACAGTACGTGAGGACACAACACCCCATGGCGAGTATCTCTTGGTAGACTCTTCTCCGATTACCTTTCTTGTTCTGTTAACAAGATATGGAATATCGAATCCCTTGGTGTTCCAACCAGTGACGATATCGGGTGACCCATGATTCTGCCAGTAGTCTATGAACTGATCTAGTAGTTGGAGTTCAGTGTCGCATTTCGTGTAGATTGCGTTCTCAGGTGGGTCATAGTCACCCAGACCCCACACACGAAAGAAGTCTTCTTTACTGGATTTGGTACATATTGAGATAACTGGATAGTCTGCTTTGTCTGGTTCGGGGAATCCTTCATCGGAGGCAACCTCAATATCGATGGTGGTGATTACAGGTAGTTCACGATCAAACTTAATGTCTCTCGGAAACTTCTCTGCAATAAATTGTGAGATGAAATTGTTTTGTCCATAGACCTTGAAGTTGTCTACGTGTTGATATCTTTTACTGAACTCTGTCGCTTCACGCATAGTCTCAAACTGTAGGGGTTCGACTGATCGACCTTCCAGTGTCTTCCACTCACTATTCTTATTACGTGCATTCACGTACATAGTGGGTTTGAATGAGATGCGTTTCTTTACTCGTTGTCCGCCCGAGTATCCTCGATATAAGAGGGTTGAACCATATCGGTCAATTGATGTATAAAAATCCATAAGGTCTCCGTAGTCATATGTTACACATTATACAGGATGGAGAACTAAATGTCAAGGGATAACTTTGAAATCGTTTCCACCATTTCTCAACCAAGGTTTTTTGGTCATGCCATTATGTTCTTGGGTGACACCCAAAGACTTAGATATCACTTGGGTAGACGCTCTTGTGAAGTCGCAGTTAGTGCCATGAAAGTTGTAAGTCTCGTACAGTTCCTTCGAAGTCCTACCAACAGACACACATTCGGAATTAGGATGATGTGTCATCCAATTGTGACGTTTGTCGGTTTTATTATTAGACAAGTAAGTCTTTACCAGTCTCTCGGTACAACCATAAGGCCCACCATTGAGAGGAAATCCTTGATTCAATAATAAGTCATTCATATATATTGCACATTTACGAGAAAATGAATAACACGACATAAACAATCCAAGGTTCGCCCAATCAAGTCCATGTTCCATAGCGAAATCAAACTGACGTTTGAACTCCTCAACATCTTCCAGATACGAATCGTGTTCCATAACAAAGAATCTAGACTTACTCTCTGCACGTTTCTTGATTAACTGCCAATGGGTTATATCACCCGCCCGTTCTGACTTAGTACTCTCTTTACCCTTCTGCATTTTCTGGAGTAAGGTCTGAAAGTTGTAGAGGGGTTCTAGTTCTGATATAGTATCGGGAGTATAACACTGAATGACTTCAATGTCAAGAAGGGATTGTTTTGACCATGATTCCAGTGCAATCTCTGTATACTTCACAGAAGTCGGATTGTTCAGGTCTGCTATCATGTATGCTTTCATATAATCTCAAGTGATGGGGGAAGTTTCCCTCCCCCACCTCAGTTAACTAGAGTAAGGGGTGTAAAGCAATCATCATCAGTCCTACGCTGATAATCGCTAACCCGAACTCCATTTTGGTGTCGGTTTTCATGTATGTTTCCTCGAAAAATTTATGAAATTTTAATTTTACGAGGCTGCTTCTCTTGTGGGATTTCTAACTTCAACGTAACTGCAAGGATACCGTCTTTGAGTGAAGCACCAGATACTAGGACATACTCCGAAAGTCTGAACTGTCTCCTAAAGGCCTTGGTGGATATACCACGATGTATTACTTCTCGGTCTCTAGACTCATGTGAACCACTAATGGTCAATGAGCGTTCTTTCTGTTCTACATTTAGTTCATCTTCTTTGAATCCCGCAACTGCGACCTCAATTAAGAACTCATCCTCCGTTAACTTCACTATGTTGTGAGGCGGATAATGGTCATTGGCGTGTTTAGTTGCGTATTCCAGTTCATTGAACAAATGGTCGAAACCAATAAATGCGGAACGTGGGAATAGATTTTTACCTACTTTTAGATTTGTCATGTCGCTTTATCTCCTATATTAATTTAGCAAGATGAATAGGAACCCGACCATTCGGCATTCCTATGTTTGTCACTACTCTCGATTGATTTCGTGACACTACTATATATAACATTTTTAACTTATAAAGTCAAGTTTTTTATATAAATGTAGATGGGTCACAGTCAGCGTCACTCTCAAAACCAAATGAGAATGTGACTCGTGATACTGAGGGTTGTATGTGATGCCACGTCCCTCTTGGAATATATACAGAATCTCCTGGCCGCAGAATACGAGTTTCGTCTGC